ATATGCAAGTGAGCCAAGTTGCAATAGAATTACAGAAATATGGATATAATTTGATTGAGATTGGATTGTGTAATCCAATATCTAAACGAGATTGTTATAAAATCACTTGGTAATGTGTTCCGTAAAAGGAAAAAGTATGACTAAGGAAGCACGGAGAGAATATCAACGGAATTGGCATATCAAGAACAAAGAACATTTGTGCCAATATCGAGCAGTTAATAAAGAAAAAATAAATACGAGGAGTCGGGAATGGTCAAAATCCAATAAAGAAAAATGCAAAAAATCTGTTTATCGGTGGAGAGACAACAATCGTATGAGACTTCATAAAATAGATACCCGGGCACATCTCATAAAGAGGCACGGCATAACATCCGAAGATTATGCCAAAATGTTATCGGATCAAAACGGATGTTGCGAAATTTGTGGTAACCCATATACAGATTATAAAAGAAGTCTTCATGTTGATCATGACCACTTAACGGGAAGCATTCGTGGACTCCTTTGTGTCAAGTGTAACGCAGGAATTGGACATTTTTGTGATAATACGATTCTACTTGAAAAGGCCAAGGTATATCTTATTAAATATGCGGCGTTAGAAAAAATCAAAGATTTTAATTAAAATAAGTTGTTGTATTTATTGTTTTTTGATATTCTTCGCTATGTATAAAGGTAAAAGGTTAAGACTTAATCTATTGATTAATGATTGGCTGATTATCTGATTAAACAATTAAAAAGGAAAAACATTATATGGTAAATGTCTCAAAACTCGCAGATCGTCTCAAGCAATTCGAAGATGGAGCAAAGGCTTCAGAATTCGCAAAACTCCTTTGGAAACCCAAAGAAGGAACGCAGACCGTTCGCATAGTTCCCTACAAGTTCAACGCAGAAAACCCGTTCATTGAACTTAAATTCTACTACAAGCTTGGTGGCAATAATTACCTTGCTCCATGCACCTTCGGAAAACCGGACCCCATTCTGGAAACCGTCGAATCACTCCGTTCTAGCGGAAGCAATGAAGAAAAGGAAATCGCTTCCAAACTCGCTCCCGTAACTCGCACGTATGCACCAGTCATTGTGCGTGGTGAAGAGGACCAAGGGGTTCGTTTCTGGGGCTTCGGCGTGACAGTCTATAAACAGCTTTTGAAGCTGATGACCAACTCCAAGTATGGTGACATTACGTCATGGACAGATGGCCGGGACATAGAAGTCGAGTTCCATAAGGAAAGTAAGAAGAAAGGCCGAGATGGAAAGTCATTCCCCGAAACCAACATTCTTGCCGACCCAAACACGACTCCGGTCGTTGACCCCACTCGTCGTGACCTGATGGAAAAACTCAAGAACCAAACGGACATCTTGACCATTTTCCCATTGAAGTCTTACGAGGAACTAAAAGCTGCTGTTGAAAAATGGCTGAATCCCGGTGATGCAGACGACGCCGCTGCTGATCAAGCCGATGCCGCTACCCTCGCTGCGTCTCACGCAACTGCTACGGCCACCGCCACGGCTCCCGTTGCTGCTCCCGTTGCTGCTCCCGTTGCTGCTCCCGTTGCTGCTCCCGCTGCTGCGACCACTGCAACGGCGACTCCTTCGAATACCGATCTCGCAAAGGAATTCGATACTTTCTTCAAGAGCTAACTGCTACGGAGAAAGTAATTAAAATAACTTGAGGGTGTTACTAAAAAATGGTAACATCCTCAAGTATTCTTAAACAATAAAAAAGGAATTTATGGCCCAAGAAAAAAAGAAATCTTCCAGTAAGCATGTCGAATCTGACGCAAACGTTGATCGTGATGATTTAGCATTGCTAGTCCAAAAAGAACTCAACAAATCTCAAAAAGATGGAACGAAAGTTTCCTTTTTCTTGGATGAAGATGATAATCCGGTTGAAGTGCGTGAATGGGTTGGCACAGGTTCCACTCTTCTCGACCTTGCTATTTCCAATCGTCCTCATGGTGGATTTCCTGTTGGAAGAATGGTGGAACTTAGCGGCTTGGAAAGCACTGGTAAAAGTTTGATGTGCGCCCAAATCATAACGGAAACACAAAAACGTGGAGGTCTCGCAGTATTTTTCGACTCTGAATCGAGCGTTGATAAAACGTTTTGGACAGCACTCGGAGTCAATGTTCGCAATGTTAATTATCAGAAGTTCACGACTCTCGAAGAATTATTCACTATGTTGGAACTTGTCATTGGGGTTTTCCGTAAGAAAGATGATGGACGTTTGCTTACCATTTTTATTGATTCCGTTGCCCAAGCATCCGTCGAAAGTGAAATCGAGTCCCAACATGGAGTTACTGGATACAACACGGGTAAGGCGATTATTCTCAGTAAGGCAATGAGAAAGATTACTAACCTTGTTTCCAATCAACGTGTTCTCATTGTTTATACGAACCAAGTTCGTTACAACATGAATGCTGGTCCTTTCGGCGACAAGTGGATTGTTCCCGGTGGAAAGGCTCTTCCTTTCGCTTGTTCAGTGCGTATTCGTCTTGCTAACTTGGGAAAACTCAAGGTCACTCGTGCTGGTCAGAAGGAAGTTATCGGAATGAAATGCACTGCCCAAATCATTAAGAATCGTTGCGGCCCCGGTTATCGAACGGCCCAATTCGAGATTCACTATGACAGTGGTATTCAAGACCTTTCAAGCTGGCTTGTCTATATGAAGCTTCAAGGTCTAGTTACGGGAGATAAAGGAGGATATACATTTACACGAACCAGTGGCGATAAGGTTGAGTTTGATGCGACAAAGTTCGTTGAACTCATGGGCACCGATGAAGTATTGAAAGAAGAAATCTATCAGGCAATTTGCTCAAAATATATTATGGCATACCGCAACCCCGATAGTAAAATTGTGGAAGAGGTAGAAGTTGAAAATGGGGAAAATGACGATATTACAAAATCCTCCGTGCCTGAGAATGAAGAGTAGAATGTATAAGGACATGACTAATAAAAGGTTTGGACGTCTCATGGTTATTGGGTTTCATGGGATTTCAAAACACAGAACTGCTTTATGGTTATGCAGATGTAAATGTGGAAATGAGACAATCGTGGAAGGCAATTCCTTACGTAGAACTACACGAAGTTGTGGATGCATACAGAAAGAAAAGGCGAGCCGTATATTTCTTAAGAATATTGTCGATAAACGGTTTGGAAGATTGGTGGTTTTGAAACGAAAACTTCCAAATGATGGACAAAATAATGTAAGATGGGAATGTAAATGTGATTGTGGTAATGTGGTCATTGTTAGGAGTGGAAGTCTTAACAATGATCGAACGAAAAGTTGTGGATGCTTGCATAAAGATAAAGTTCGAAAAGCTCCTTATTTTCATTTATTTGCCATGATAAATCGGCGATACCGAGAATCAAGGAAAGAGAATAAAAAGTGTCATTTTACCTTTGACGAGTTCTTAGATTTTACGGAAACGAAAACTTGTCATTATTGTGGCGGACCCGTTATATGGGAAGAATATAGTGGCCGACGGGGAAATCATCATCAGTATTACTTGGATAGAACAGATAATACTGTGGGATATACCAAAGAAAATTGCGTTGTATGTTGTTCACTATGCAATAGAATGAAGGGGTCTGTTGATTATGATGTATTTTATAATTTCACTGCACCAATTAGAAAACAAATAACAAATAATATATGACATCTTGGAAAAAACATTGCGGGTTTGAGTTGGAACATGTCAATTACGACGAGAGGTCGGTGACTCTTGTCAAAAACGATAAATCAGAAGAAGTAAAATTCTCATTTGATTTTTGGAATGATGTGAATAGATATATCACGGGCGAATGGGATTGGCGAAAAACACATCCATCAAAGAAATAACATATGAAAAATAAAATAACAGATAAGTGGAAAAGTTCCGGTCTTCTTGATTTCTTAAAAGGCAAGAAGCAGGAAAATGAATGTGCAATAATGTTGGAAAATATTACTAACCTCATTATTATCAAAGCGGGCAATAAACCCACTAAAAAGACGCAATTCATTGCGGGGACTTTAATTCCGATTACACGTAGAATGTATGATGGTGGGATTAGATCGTTTGATTCTGAAAATTTGTATAGTGAATATGAAAAATTCCTAAAAAATAAACCGAAGATAGATCGACGTGAGGATGATAAAGAAGCGAAATTATGTTCTATCTTTTGCGATAGAATGGTTAAGAAGTTAATGAAATAATGGATATTTGTGGAACTTACTAAAGAAGAAAAATCTAAATTGTATGGCATCCTTCAAAATATGAAGGATGGACCGAAACGAGATTGGAAGCGGGACACTAATTCCAGTATCTTATTAGTTGATGGAAATAATCTTTTTTTGAGAGCGTGGAATGCAAACCCTGCGATGGATGAAAATGGAAACCATACCGGAGGATTAACCGGGTCATTAAAATCTCTTGGATATTCAATCAGGCTTCTTGCGCCAACTCGTTGCGTTATGATTTTTGATGGTGTAGGTGGATCATTTAAACGTCGTCAAATTTTTCCCGAATACAAAGCTAGGAGAAAAGGAAAAATTCGTCTTAATCGAGCATATGAGGAAATGTCAAACGCACCTACTGAAGAAGAACAGTGCAGACATCAATATCAAAAGTTTATTCAATATCTTCAGGTGATGCCAGTTAATCTTCTGTCTATTGACCACCAAGAAGCTGATGATGTTATTGCATATCTTGCCACGGATTATTTCAAAGAATCTTCAAAAGTTTACATTATGAGCGCAGACAGGGATTTCCTCCAACTTTGTGATGGGCGGATTTCTGTTTATTCTCCGACTAAGAAACGTATTTATGGTCCTACTGAAGTGTTGGCTGATTACAATATTCATCCAAACAATTTCGTGTTATATCGAGCATTGGATGGTGATGACTCTGATGATGTTCCTGGCATTGAGGGTGCTGGTCCCAAGACCATTGTGAAGCATTTTCCGTGGTTGAACGAGGAGAAATTGCATACGGTTGATGAAGTCATTCATCATGCGGACGGGTTTAAAAACAAATATAAGGTGTGTGACCGAATTGTAAATGGAAAAAGTATTTTGGACAGGAATGTGGCTTTGATGCAATTGAAAGAGACGTGCTTAACTGTTATTTCTCAATTGCATTGTAATGATTGTTTAAAAAGTTCGAAGATTCCACGATTAGATAAAGGAACATTTTTCAAAATGGTGCGAGAAGATGGTATCGATAACAATTTGCCTAATCATATACAGTGGTTAGACGATACCTTTTTGATATTGGATAATGTAACAAGAACTGATTAATATTTTGACGTTTTATGTTTTGACGATATATTTATATGGTATGAGCAACACATTAACATTATGGGAAGACACCGACTTAACCGAACAGTGGAAGAAATCCGAGAGCAAACCAATATTCGCTCTAAGCGATGGTATCAACGAAACAAGCAACGTATCTGTAAAGAGCGAATGCTGCGATACTGGAAGCAAATCGAAATGGATGAAAAAATGCCCCAAATGTAATTTGGAAATTTTTTATGATTCCGCCCGTGAATATGAAAAGGCAATCGAGTGTAATTTAAAGTGTAGTCGGTGTTCTCGAAATTTGAAATCCCAAGCGCAATTTAGACATGACTGTAAACTTGTGCATGGAAATAAATATAATTATTCGGGTGCCATTTATATAAATACAAGAACTCCGGTAGGTATCATATGTTCAAAGCATGGAAAATTTTCACAGACACCCGAGAATCATTTGAGTGGACAAGGATGTCCTTTTTGTGGAAATAGCATAAAATTAGATGCTCCTACGTTTATAATACTTGCAAATAGGTTACATTTGAATAAATATGATTACTCCAAAGTAAAATATGTCAATAATAAAACTAAAATTTTAATTAATTGCTCTGAACACGGAGATTTTTTACAAACTCCAAATAGTCATTTGAGAGGAAGAGGGTGTCCAATTTGTGGTTATGTAAAAGTGTCTGTTGCTTTATCTTCTAATCTGATAGACTTTGTATTAAAAGCAAAGGATATTCATAATAATAGATATGATTATTCTAAGTTTATTTATAAAAATAATAGAACAAAAGGAATTATAATTTGTTCTATTCATGGCGATTTCGATCAATGTCCAGACACACATTTTCGTGGACAAGGATGCCCGAAATGTAACTGTTCTAAGGGTGAACTTAAAATAGCGAGGTTTTTGGAGAATAATAATATAAAGTATATTTATCAACATTGGTTTAAAGATTGTAGGAGTGATATAAGTAAGAGACAAGTATTAAAATTTGACTATTATGTTCCTAACAGAAATTTATTAATAGAATTTGATGGTGAACAGCACTTTAGATACGGATGTAAATTGGGAAAGTATGTAACGACCGAATTAGATTTGAAAAGGACGAAATTGAGGGATAATATCAAAAACGAATATGCTACTGCCAAAGGAATTAAATTGGTCCGAATTAAATATACACAAATATGTGTGATAGACAAAATATTAGAAACCAACTTATTATAAAAAATTATGATGATTGTAAAAACAAGTTTAAAACCAAGTCTTATTGCCGGAATAGGACTGTTTGCCGATGAATTTATTCCGAGCGGAACTGTTGTTTGGAAATTTATTCCTCCATTTGATTTGATTGTAACAGACGAACAAATTGAATTATTGCCGCCGCCTTCCAGAGATAGGATTAAAGAGTTGGTTTATCCACATAGGTTTAAAGGATTGAGTGTATTGTGTGGTGATGATGCAAGATTCTTTAATCATTCAGAAACTCCAAATACTATAGATTCTTATGTGGAGGAAGAAATGGAATCTACAATTGCAAATAAAGACATTAACATAGGAGAAGAAATAACTTGTTATTATAAAACATTTTGGGAGGGGTATGTCCCGATAATATAAATGGAATTTCTGCTGCTCAAAAATCATGAAAAAACATAAACTTCTTCGGTTTGGACATTGTTACCTTAATAAATCTGGTGACCTAATTATTGGGTTGCTGCATGGTAATAAGAAGCATGGGTATAGGTTTGCAGCGAGTTCTGCTCATCCGGCAGCGATTTTACAAGAGATTTGGATTCAGACTCGAATTGTTCCGAATGACGGACATTGGACTGAAATATCGTCCAAAGATTTTATGGTGGCGTCTCAAATTCACTCTTCGGGGTACAAAGTAAAGCCTGCCTCGAAAGGCAGGCCGTGTGTAATTTCTAAGTTTTAACTTTTCCAACCCATTTGGGGGTTAGCATATTTTCCGTCCGTGAATGGTTCTGGGAAGCTAACTTGTTTTTCATTGCCCATCTGAACGCCCATTTCAATAAGCGACTGACGGCTTGCGTAATAGATGTTTGTGGTAAGAGCAAGAATACCTTTCTCGAATTCAACTTCGATGACACGGCTTTCCTTAGATTTCCCAAAGGAAGTTCCCATGTCAAATCCACGGGGATTTGGAGCAGGTGAACACATATTCATTGCTCTTAGAGGACTTCCTTTCGTAGGACTGTTGTTGGATGCAAAATCAAGAGAAATATTATCACTGAGAGAATTATTGCAAGAACAAACAGATGTTCCGGTACCATTTGTTGAACCAAATCCGTAGCTAGTACCAGATTGGCACCAAGGTGTACCTGGATATGGAGTAATGGTTGGATTATAAAGTGGCCAATTCCACGGATGATCATTATGATGGTGATGATGTTCTTCCCGAATAATAATCGGAACGACAGGAGCTGGTCTCACCTTTTCTTCAAAGAGACGGATACCGACAACGCCGACATTTCGCTCGGAGTTATCACCTTTGGAAGCAGCGTAGGAATCACCCTTTGTCCCAAATAGAAATTTGGCAACCTTTTCGTCAGAAATTCGGAAGCCGTCGAGATTCAATGAGCCATATCCATTTATGACGTATCCATTTCCATTTTCTTTGGCGGCTTTTCCATTTAAAACATCCAATCCATCAATAGATGTAATGGCTAAAATACGTTGCCACGTATTATTTTTTATGCGGATGGAATATTCTTGTCCATCACGGGCTTCGATGAAGAGTTTGCCGTCGAATGGATATTTCCTTATGGGTTTATCGTTGACAAGGACATCAACACTGTAGTTTGTATTGTTCATATATTTACTCCTTTGGAGATTTTTAATGTTCAACGTAATTGTTGAACGTAAATACATAGTATCATATGTGCAAAAAACGTCAACATATTATATTTGAAGGTTTGAATTATTATAAGTCGCCACAGTATTTTTTATAATGTAGAATTCACGCCATAACAGACCAAGAAGAAAGAAAATATGAATGAAGAAATTAATAATTTGAAAAAGTTTGGCGTTGCGTTTCAGTCAAAGTGTTTAGCAGCAATGCTTTCTGACCGTGCATTTTTAGAACGAATAATTGATATTGTGTCGCCTGATTTTTGGGAAACTGATGCTCACAAGTGGGTTGTCAAATTCATAGCGACATATTTTCCCACCTATCGTGATATTCCTACAATGGCCGTGTTTGCGTGTGAAATTCAGAAAATTCCCGATGCGGTGTTGAATATGGCAGTGAAAGAGCAAGTCAAAATGGCCTATACCGAGGTTGGAACTGCAAAAGATTTGACTTATGTGAAGGAACAATTTCTGATCTTCTGCCGTAATCAGAAATTAAAGAACGCCATTTTTTCCTCTCAATTGCTTCTAAAAGAAGGTGACTATGAAGGAATATGGCACACCATCAATGAAGCTTCCAAAGCAGGAATGGAACGCAATCTCGGGCATGAATATCTCGCCGAGGTTGACCAACGAATGTCGGCAATGGCCCGTGAGACGATTAAAACAAACTGGCCAATTATTGATATCCATCTGGATGGTGGTCTTGGAAAAGGTGAACTTGGGTTTGTGGTTGCACCTGCCGGTTCCGGAAAAAGTTGGTGCCTGGCTCGCCTTGGAGCCGAAGCCATGTTACAAGGTAAGAACGTAATGCATTTCACAATGGAATTGAATGATAAGTATGTGGGACTTCGGTATGATTCTATTTTCTCGGGGGTAGCATTTCAAGATGTTCGAAAGAATCAGCCACTTATTCAAAAGAAATTGGACGAAATTAAGGCTAAAGGTTGTGGTAAACTCTTCATTAAATATTTTCCGACTAAGACCGCCACGGCGGCATCGTTGAAGATGCATATCGATCGTTTACAACTAATCACGGGAGTTAAGATTGACTTCGTGGTAGTTGATTACGCAGATTTACTTCGTCCGTTTATACAAGATCGGAATTCCAACAGTTACAACGAAGCGGGTAATGTCTATGATGAACTTCGGGGTATGCTTGGGGAGCTTCAAGTCCCGGGATGGTCGGCTTCGCAGAGTAATCGTGGAGTTCACGAAAGTGACATTATTGAGGCGGGTGGTGTTGCCGACAGCTATCGAAAAATTATGATTGGAGACTTCATTTTGTCATTGTCACGAAAAAAAGAAGATAAGATGGCGGGCACTGGCCGTTTCTATGTGATGAAGAATCGCTTTGGTCCAGATGGGGTTTGGTATCCTTGTGCATTTGATGCTTCATGTGGAAAGATTGACATTTACGAAAAGAATTCCGTCGAAGGTATGGAAGTTATTAGTAAAGTCAAGACTGCCGAAGAGCAACTCAAAGAAATTTTCGGAAAGCGTTGGAAAGAAACGCATGGAGACGATAACAATCAGGGTGCTTCGTAAATATCTAGTGGGACAAATAAATGGTACTTAAGAGAAAAAATTTTCCTGAGTAGTTACGTATTAAAATTATCTACTTATATTTCATGATTGGGGTTTCTGTTGCTATTTATTGATTGTGCGATAAACCATCACTAAAACGTATGAGAACAATAGGAAAATTTACAATATTGGATGAGACTCCAATCTATAATGAAAAACGACATTGCACCATGCTAAGATGTAGATGTGACTGTGGTAGAGAATTATACGTTAACAAATACACACTTGATGATGGGAAATCCGTGTCATGCCGAAAATGTTTTGGAAAAACATTGTATGGAGATAAAAATCCGAATTTTAAAGGATTTAAAGATATTCCGAGTAGTATAATAAGTCGGAATAAGCGTCAGGCAAATCGTCGAGGTATACCGTGGGAATTAAATATTCGGGAATTATGTGCATTATATTGCAAGCAAGGAAAAAAATGTGCCATGACGAAATTGCCAATTTTGTTCTCGGATAAGACGGCTAGTTTAGACCGCATTGATTCGACGAAAGGATATACATTGGACAATGTTCAATGGGTTCATAAAAATGTAAACCTTATGAAAAATGGGTTTGAGATTGAGTATTTCACATATTTTTGTAAGCTGGTGGCTAAGAATTTAAAAGAGATAAGAAAAACCAGTAAATTTATTTATGGAAAACATTGAAACTACAAAATACGAGGATGTTAAGTCCTTGTCAACCGAGGAATACTTTCGTGGCAATCAGTTTAGCATTGATGCTTATAAGAAAAAATATGCATGGAATGATAAAGAACAATACGTTCAGGCTGTAAAAAGAGTTTGTGACTTTGTAGCATCGGTGGAATCTACTCAAGAACTCCGTGAATATTGGAGTGCTCGGTGGTTCAGTGAAATTTTCAATGATTGGTGGCATCCCGCAGGTTCTATCATGCAAGGGGCGGGAAGCGGGAGAAAAATCAGTTTGGCCAATTGCACAACGATTTCTCTTGGTGCCAAGCGAGAAGATGAAGAATGGGACAACCTCGAATCTATCATTAAGAATACTGCCTATACCATTGCGAAATGTGCGGCTTATCGTCAAGGTTTAGGCGTTGATTTTTCCCGTCTGCGTCCGAATGGTTGTAAAGTATTGAATTCGGCTAATCTGAGCACCGGGGCAGTTCACTGGATGGAATTTGAAGATAAAATTGGATATTTCGTTGGACAAAAGGGACGTATTCCTGCAATGTTATTCAGTATTTCTTGTGAACATCCTGATGTTGAAGAGTTTATCCAAGTAAAATCAGATTATACTAAAATTCAGAACGCCAATATCAGTGTTCAATGCACGGAAAAGTTTTACAAAGCCGTTGATAATGATGAAGATTGGGAATTAAATTTCACGGTGCCATCCCTTAAGAAAGGTGATAAAATCTATGTTGATGTCCACAGCATTGATATGAGTTGTGTCAAGGAGAAGGAGACGGGTCGTTATTATCGTATAGCCACGCACGACCGCAAGAAAGAAGTTTTCACGAAGACAGTCAAGGCACGTAAATTGATGGAACTTATTGCCAAGAACATGCATACCAATGCAGAGCCGGGAATCCAAAACATTGACATCGCCCGAAAGTATAGCAATAGTGATGCTGTGTATGATCCAAATGATGAATATGATTCTCGCATCCTGTCTACCAATGCTTGCTCCGAACAATATTTGTCTCGGGAATCATTGTGCGTTCTAGCATCTATTAACTGTGGACGTTTTTCAACCAAACGTGAGGTTTTCCAGACTCAATTGGAAAAGATTGGTCGGTCAGTCAATCGTTTCTTGGATAACGTTAATGAGTGCGAACTTGTAAATCAAACCTACGCTACTCCACATCAGGCACTTGCTATTCGTAAGCTACGCCGCACTGGTGCAGGATTGACTAATATCGCAGCGTGGTTATTCCGTAAAGGATTAGCTTACGGAACAAAAGAAGCCAATGATGCCACTGAAGAATTCATGATGTGGTATAACTACTGGCTCTATGTTTCGACCGAAGACCTCGGTCGGGAAAAAGGAGACTTTGGATTATTCAATAAGGAAAAATGGCGTAATGCTCCGTTCGTTTCCCGAATGATTCAAGCGTCCGAGAAGTTGAATGCCGAATATAAAGTTCCTGTTCTAAAGGGAACTCACGCCCGTAACGTCACGGTTAGTTCTATTGCTCCCACGGGAACTCTTTCCCTTATGTTCCGTGACTTCGTATTGAGCTATGGAATCGAACCCGCATTCTTTCTTTATTACTGGAAGCGCACCCGTATGGCAGGCAAGTATGAATATTACTTTTGCGTTCCCCATGTAGTTCGTGATGCGTTCGCAGAACTTGGTGTTCAACTCCCGATAGATTGCGACACGATGAAAGATGATTGGGCGGGAAGCAAAGGATTACCAATTGCCAAGGTTATTGACGAACACCGTCATAAGTTTAAGTTCAAGGAATCGACGGAAGTTGATCCAATGGATAAATTGAACCTTATGGAACAAGTAATGAAGTGGGTGGATAGTTCTATTTCAGTTACTTACATGTTACCCATTGGGTCAACGTGGAAGGATGTTTATAACTTCATTATCGAAGCCCATAAAAAGGAAGTTAAGAGTATTGCGGCATTTCCCGATAAGAAGATGTATGGGATTGTCAGTAGTGTCTCCTTTAAGGATTTGGCGTTTAAGCTTAAGAAAGAAGGCGTTAATATGCATCATCAGAATTTTTCCGATGATGAAATGAAGGAACTCAACATTTCCCGTGAGAATATCACCCAAAAGGATATTGGATACCCGAAGCGGTTGCCTTCTATTGATGCTGATATTTATGTTGTAAATGTCAAAGGGCAAAAGTTTGTTATTGTAGTTGGCATTCAAAATGGAATTCCATATGAAATTTTTGGTGGTCATGCCAACGGCTTCGGATTCAAGTTCACTTTCAAGCAGGGAAAGATTACTAAAGTCAAAAAGGGACAATACGCCCTTGAAATTGATGATATTTGCATTGAGGATTTTTCAAAACAATTCACTCCTACGGAGCAGATTCTATTTCGTATGGCGTCCATGTCAATGAGGCACGGAGTTCCAATAGAATTTTTAGTACAGCAGCTTCAAAAAGCAACCGATGATATTACCAGTATGGCAGCAGCCGCCGCCCGGGTTCTAAAAAAATATATTAAAGATGGTACTATTGCCAGTGGTCAAAAATGTCCGTCCTGTAATGGACAATTAATTTATGCGGACGGATGCTGTACTTGTGTATCTTGTTCATGGAGTAAATGCAATTGATATGATAATGCTTGTGTGCGTATATTCCTCATATAAATGTAATTAATAATTGTTTTTCGGGTTGTTTCGGGCGAGTTATTATATTTATATCCATGACTACTCGTATAAATAAATCAGAAGTAAAGGCTATCAATCGTCAGGACCAGGGTGTGGGCTTTCAAAATAATCCTGTCGTTGATCCTACTGTAAACGTACTTCGATTAGTAGAGTCTGAGGTTATCCGGCTAAACGATTTGCAAGCTGCGGAAACCAGGCGTGTTGATGACTTGCGGGAATTGCGTTCCGAAT